ACCGTTGGAATTGAAAGCGGTGCTAAAGGCGGCAAGGGCAAGGGTGGCAAAACCAATGCAGACATGATGTCTATGGGCCGTAATTTGGCCAAGGTCGCTAACCAGAAACGAGGCTAATCATGGCTAAATTCAGTAAAAAAGTAATGGGTAAAGAAGTTGGTAGCGCTTCAACTTATGCTGCACCGCACAATATGAGTGGTAAGGCTGTGAAGATGTCAACTAATCCCGGCAAGCCTTCAGATATTAGTAGTACCACAACCATGAAAATGAGCGTTGGTAACTACAACAACGGCCAGAATGAAACTAAGACCAGCGGCATCAAGATGCGCGGTACAGGCGCAGCCACTAAAGGTCTGATGTCCCGAGGCCCGATGGCGTAACTATGAACAAGACTGAACTTTACGCCGCTATTCAGGCGTACACGGAGAATACTGAAGCAAATTTTGTTGCTGAGTTACCCGTGTTCGTTCAGCAAGCTGAGCAGCGTATTTACAATTCCATGCAGTTCCCGTCGATTCGCAAGAATGTGACAGGTTCAACTACCGCCAACAATAAGTATGTGGGTTGCCCAAGTGACTTTTTGGCTGTGTATTCCATGGCAATTGTGGATGGTACGGGCGCGTATGAGTATCTACTAAACAAAGACGTTAACTTTATTCGTCAGGCGTACCCCATCCCTACTGATACAGGCTTACCACGATACTACGCATTGTTCGGCCCACAAAGTAATGACGTTAACGAGTTGACGTTTATTGTTGGCCCAACACCCGATGCTACGTACGTTGTAGAGTTGCACTATTATTACTATCCGCCATCTATTGTTACTGCAAATACAACATGGCTTGGTGATAACTTTGACTCTGTGCTGTTGTACGGTTCTTTGGTGGAAGCCTACACATACATGAAGGGTGAGCAAGATATGATGGCGTTATATAACGGCAAATATCAAGAAGCTCTTGCCCTAGCAAAACGTTTGGCCGATGGTATGGAGCGTCAAGACGCATATCGTTCTGGACAGTTCCGACAAAAGGTGACTTGATATGGCAATTCTTCAGACAGCGACCACAAGCTTTAAAGTTCAACTGCTCCAAGCGGTTCACAACTTTGGCCCAACTTCGCCAAACACTTTTAAAGTAGCACTGTATACAGCGGCAGCAAATCTTGGCGCGGATACAACTATCTACAGCACTACAAATGAAGTGACAGGTACTGGATACACGGCTGGTGGTAACACGCTGACTATCTCGATATACCCAACTTCTGGTAACAACTCGTTGTCTATCCCCACTGCGTACATTTCATTTGCCAATACAAGTTGGACAAATGCCACGTTTACTGCCCGCGCAGCTTTGATTTATAACGTCACACAGGGCAATAAATCAGTTGCGGTTTTGGACTTTGGTTCGGACAAGACAGTAAACAACGATACCTTCCAAATCATCTTCCCAACTCCCGATGCCAACAGCGCCATTGTGCGCATTTCTTAAGGACTCGCTATGAGCAACGAAATTTCTATCGCCCAAGACAGCGTCACGGCTTCTTTGATTACAAACCGCACGGCGTCTGAAAGCGTTGGTGCTGGCGGTGTATTCACCGCAACTTGCGTAGGCCCAGATGGTCAAGTCAAGTGGACTGAGACTTTCCACAACTTGGTTGTGAATGAAGGTCTGGTCAGCATGAACACCACCTACTTTAAGGGTTCTGGCTACACAGCGGCTTTTTACTTGGGTTTGGTCAGCGGTGCAACTTCCCCCACCTACGCTGCTGGTAACACCTTGGCTTCACACAGTGGCTGGACTGAGTTGGTTCCCGGTACTGCCTACACAGGCAACCGTCCTGCGGTGACTTTCGGCACATCAACATCGGCCAACCCTTCAGTGATTACAACGACAGCGGTTTCTTACGCTATGCTGGTTAACAGCACTGTGGTTGCAGGTGCATTCTTGTGTACAGCGGCCTCTGGTTCATCTGGCACATTGTTCTCTGCTGGTAGCTTTACTGGCGGTAACAAGTCTGTTGACTCAGGCGACACGCTGAACGTTACTTACTCGTTCTCGCTGACCGGTTCTTGATCGGACTGTGCGGTGTTTGGAGATGTTGCCTTTGCTCAAGCACCATTCGCCGCTCTAGGCGGGGCAACGTTCGCCTCCTCTTTGTCTGAGGCTGGTTCCGGCGTAGCTACTGTATCTGTGCCTAGTGTTATCAAAGGCGGCATTCAAAGCGAAGCAGGTTCTGGTGTAGCTACAGTCAGTAGTTCTGGCAACATCATGACGGCTACGCAGGCTAGCGCTTCTAGCGCCGCTGCAACAACAAACTTTGCTGCGTCTACATTGACGGCATCCAGAGCCGAAGCCGCAAGTGGTGTGGCTACACAAACGGCTGTTGGCACCATGCGGGCTACGATTTCTGAAGCTGCTACGGCGTCGGCCACTCAGTCTGCAATTACTACAGTGTTGGCGGCTATTGCAGAAGCTTCTGCGGCTGTGGCCTCATCGACCGGCGGGAAATTATTGACGGTGACTGTGGCGGAAGCCGCAACCGGTCTAGCTAGACAAGTAGCAACCATAGCTTCTAACGCTTCCGTGGCAGAATTGGCTACGGCTTTGGCGACTTCTTCCGCTATTAAAACAGTAAACGCAAACGTGACAGGTATTCAGTTGACGGTACAGATTGGCAACGTACTTGTATGGGGCAGTATTGTTGATACGCAGACCGCAAACTGGCAAAATGTCGATGACACTCAAACACCCGGTTGGACTAACCTTCCGTCGTAAGGATTCAAAATGGCTCTCGTACTAAAAGATCGGGTTAAAGAAACCTCCACAACCGCTGGTACAGGTACGTTGACGTTGGCTGGCGCAGTTGCTGGCTTTCAGTCTTTCTCAGCGGTAGGTAACGGTAACACTACGTATTACGCTATTGTTGACGCAGCTACGGGTGACTGGGAAGTTGGTATTGGCACATATACTTCTTCTGGTACTACACTGTCCCGTACAACCGTTTTATCTTCCAGCAACGGTGGATCGTTGGTTTCTTTTGCGGCCAACTCCAAAGATGTTTTTGTAACATACCCGTCTGAAAAAGCAGTTTGGCAAGACGCTTCTGGGACTGTAGCCCAGCAATCTTTTGGCGCAATCACTGCGACCTCTGCTGCGCTGACATCTGGAACGATTACAACAGCCCCATCCAATGCCACAGACATCGTTAACAAAGAGTATGCCGACTCAATCTCGTCTGGGCTGAACTACCACCAGCCGGTCAACTACGCTTCTACAGCGGCTCTCCCAGCATACACATATAACAATGGCGCAAGCGGTGTGGGCGCAACCATTACGGCTGTAGCCAATGGTGCTTTGTCTTTGGGTGGTGGTTCTCCAACGGCTACCCAACGTGTGTTGGTAAAAGATGAGATTGGCGGTAACGCGGCGTACAACGGTATTTATGTTGTCACGCAAGCGGGCACAACTCTTTTGCCTTTTATTCTGACCCGCGCAACTGACTACGATACATCAGGCACTGGCACTAACGAAATTGACCAAGGTGACTATGTATTGGTTATTTCTGGAACTTTGGCTTCTACAGCTTGGGTTCAACAAACTCCTTTACCAATTACTGTAGGCACAACTGCTTTAGTTTGGTTGCAGTTCAATGCGCCGATTACGTACTACGCCGGTACAGGTTTAAACCTTTCCCCTGCTACGACTTTTAACATTGCAACTACAGGCGTATCTGCGGCCACTTATGGCTCAGCTTCAACAGTGCCAACTATTGCAGTTAATACACAAGGTCAGATTACAAGTGCTTCAAATACTAGCATTGCAATCAACGGCTCTGCTGTAACAGGCAACATTGCAGGTTCTGCTGGTTCTGTGGCTAACGCTTTGACCTTGGGTACATACCTGACTGGCACAAGCTTTAATGGCTCTGCTGCTGTAACAGCGACCGTTGACGCGACTTCCGCAAACACAGCTTCCAAGGTTGTGGCTCGTGACGCTTCCGGTAACTTCTCCGCAGGGACAATCACAGCAACTTTGAGTGGTGCAGCTACAAGTGCAACTACAGCCACAAATATTGCTGGCGGCGTAGCTAATCAGATTCCATACCAAACTGCGGCGGGAACTACATCGTTTATCACTGCGGCATCCGGCACAAACTACGTTTTGAACTACACCGGTTCAGCATTTAGCTGGGTGGCTGGCACAATCTCTGGTGTAGCCTTGGGTTCAAACCTGAACACCTTGACTTTAGCCACATCTGGTACAGGTCTGTCAGGCTCCACAACTTACAACGGTTCTGGTGCGGCAACATTCACTGTTACATCTAACGCTACCAACTTAAACACAGCCTCGGCTATCGTTGCTCGTGATGCCTCTGGTAACTTTAGTGCTGGTACGATTACAGCCACGTTATCAGGTAACGCCTCAACAGCCACATCCGCCACCACCGCTGGAACAATCACAAGTCAAGCAAACAGCGCGACAATCACTGCGGCTACAGCTAACACGGCTTCTACGATTGTTTTGCGGGATGCCTCCGGTAACTTTTCTGCGGGTACGATTACTGCCACTTTGAGCGGTAACGCTTCTACAGCTACTTCTGCAACAACCGCAACATCGGCCACTTCAGCAACAACTGCGGGTTCTGTTACCAACTCCGTTACATTTAACAGTGCGGGCACAGGCGCGGTTTCAGGCACTACCTACAATGGTTCTGCTGCCCAAACAATCTCATACAACACAATTGGTGCGCCCTCAACCGGCGGTACAAACGCTACGGGAACTTGGGGCATCTCTATCTCAGGCAACGCTGCTACAGCAACCTCTGCCACATCTGCAACTACAGCCACCACTGCAACTACAGCCAACGCAACCAATACAGCCAATAACTTCCAGATGAACTCTCTGGGTGTTGGTACAGCAGGTTCAGCTACGGCTGGTGAGATTCGAGCTACCAACAACATCACTGCGTACTACTCTTCTGACATTAAATTCAAAGAGAATGTACGTAATATCCCTAATGCAGCAGCTACGGCAGCAGCGATTGGCGGTAAGTTGTTTGATTGGAAAGCCGAGTACATTGAAGAACACGGCGGAGAAGACGGCTACTTTATTGTCAAAGCTGACTTTGGTGTCATTGCTCAAGACGTTCTTGCTAAGTTCCCTGTTGCAGTTCGCACTCGACCAGACGGTTCATTGGCGGTAGACTACGAAAAACTCAGTGCCTTGGCTTTAGCAGCAAACGCTGAACATGAAGAGCGCATTGCAAAACTTGAGGCGCTGGTCGCCAAACTCATCGAAGGATAATCATGGCCGCAACCACAACGCAACTAGGTCTAGTTACCCCCACGCAAGGTACCTTGTCTGGTACATGGGGCGATACAGTTAACAACGGTATTACTGAGTACGTCAATATTGCCATTGCTGGTACTTTGTCTTTTGCAGGTGACGGCGCAATTACGCTAGCTAACACAACTGGAAGTTCAAGCGCATCCAATATTGGCTCAACCACAGCGCAATACATGGTGATCCGTGTTACCGGTACGCTGACCACAACCAAAGTTATTACAGGCCCAGCCTACAGCAAGCTGTATTTGGTCGACAACGCTGCTACTGGCGGCTCGGTAACATTCAAAGTTTCTGGTGGTACGGGCGTTTCAGTTGGTGCGGGTACACGTGCTTTTGTTTATTACAACGGAACAGACTACGTATCTGTTACTGGCAGTCTTGTAAGTTTGACCACTGGGGTTACAGGCGTACTACCGATTGCCAATGGCGGGTCTAATGCCACAACAGCAGCAGATGCGCGTACCAGCTTTGGTGCAACAACGCTTGGTAGCAACCTGTTCACCATCACCAATCCAAGCGCCGTCACGTTTCCACAGTTCAATGCTGACAACACAGTTTCTGCACTGAGTGCATCCGCTTTCCGTTCCGCAATTGGCGCTGGTACAGGCGGTGGTTCTGTATCTTCTGTTGGCGGTACAGGTACGGTTAACGGTATTTCATTGTCAGGCACAGTCACGACCACGGGCAACTTAACTTTGGGAGGCACGCTGTCCGGTGTTAGTTTGACAACCCAAGTCACAGGTACATTGCCAATTGCAAACGGTGGCACAGGTACATCATCAACTACATTTGTAAACGCAGCATCCAACGTAACCGGTACACTACCCATCGGCAACGGCGGTACAGGCAACACATCTGGTGCAGCAACACTTCTCCAAACAACAAACTTCAGCATCTCTGAGGTTGGTGGGGTCTTGGTTTTCAAATACGGCAGCACTACAATTGCCACAATGGACAGCACAGGCAATCTGACCACATTGAACAACGTAACCGCATACGGTTCAATCTAAGGATTACACATGACACTGAACACTTCAGGCCCACTTAGTCTTGGTGGTTCAACCACAGGGCAGTCAATCAATTTAGAGTTAGGCCAATCTGCTACAGCACTTGCTTCTATCAATGCTACCAACTTCCGTACATTGGCGGGAGTTTCTTCTGGGCAAATTAGTATTAGTAATTTTTACGGTAAAAGTAATACGTCAGCAGGTCAGCAAATTTACACAACTGCGGGTTCGTACACTTGGGTTTGTCCAGCGGGGGTTACAAGTGTCAGCGTATTTGTGTTAGGTGGCGGTGCGCCCGGTGGTGGCCAAGACTCTATCTGCCAATGCTGTATTGGCATTACCTACGGCGGCGGGGGTGGCGGCGGTGGGGGCATGGCATACGTTAATACATTTGCTACAACACCCGGTGTTGGTTATACAGTTGTTTTAAACAACTACAACACAACTTATGGCGGTTCTAGCGATTCATATTTCAACAATATAACCACCACTCGCGTAACTAGAGCTTATCCGGGAAATTATAGCGGTGCAGGTACTCCCGGGCAGGCTGGTCAAGGTTTAGCTGGAACTTTTTACGCTAACGGCGGCAATGGCGGCGGTGGTAGTGGCGGAACCAAAGTTAGTTTTATTAGACCGGGTGGCGGTGGTGGTGCGGCAGGATATGCTGGAACGATTAACTCATACACAGGTGGGGCGGGAGGAAACCAACAAGTAAGCGGTTCTTCTGGTGCTTCTGGTAGTGGAGCCGGTGGCGGTGGCGCTGGCGGTCAATTCCAACTGGTTGGCGCAGGCGGCGGCGGTATTGGCACACAAGGTTTAGGCAGTACAGGTGCAGGCGGTACATATACACCTAACACATCGGCCGGTGGTGGTGGCGGTGGTTCTGGCGGTGGTACTGCGGCTACTACAGTTGTTACAGGAAGCGGTGTTTACGGCGGTGCAGGCGCAAGTTATGGTGGTGGTGGTGGTGGCGCTGGGTACAACACCTACGGTGGCGGTAGTCCTGTTGGTGGATTTATCCGAATCATTTGGCCCGGCAATACCCGATATTTCCCATCAACTAACACGGCGGATATGTAATGGAACTTTTTATACAGATCAGAGACGGTCAGCCTTACCAGCACCCAATCTTCGGTGATAACTTCCGTGAGGCATTTCCACATATAGACCCCGACAATTTACCCCCAGAATTTGCTCGCTTCGAACGAGTGGCGTGTCCGGATAACGCCGGTAAACTCGAAAAAAATGTAGTGTCGTACCAATGGGTAAATGGGGTTGTGAAAGATGTTTGGTCAACGGTTGCGCTTGAAGGGCAGGAGTTAGAAGAGCGCATAGCCATGTTGACCGAAAGCGCCTACGCCACAGTCAATGTGCTGAAACAAAATGCAGACGAGATTATTGCAAGTACCGTAGGCGATGAGCAACAGGCATGGATTGACTTTAAAGCGGCCCTGGATGCCTGGGTCTTAATCGACCCGACGATGCTTAAATTGCCAGCAATGCCAAGGTATTTAGAGGACGGAACGCTAGTTACAGCCAACACTTCAGGAAGTGCACCAAATGTTATTGAATAAACCACTAAAAAATCTTGGTGATATTCACGGAACTATCTACGACTTTGAAAAGTCTGGTGATATTTTAGACAAACATGTACACACCGAGATGGACGTGCACATTACTATTGTGGCTCGTGGCAAGATCAAAGCGTACTCCCATGATTGGGAAATAATTGCTACAGCAGGTCAAATTGTGGACTTTAAAGTTGGTGAACCACACGAAATCATGGCACTTGAAGACAACACCCGTATTTTTAACATAATTAAAAATGTTAACTTTACACCTAATGACTACCAGAAAGTAGATCAATGACACAACGCACTTGCGATGGATGCACTAAATGTTGTGAAGGTACGCTGCGGGGTAAGGCGCATCAACACGATTTTTATCCCGGCAAACCATGTCATTTTTTGGGCAAAGGATGCTCTATTTACGCTAATCGTCCAGCAGACCCATGTACATCCTATGAGTGTGTTTGGCTTGCTACAGACAAGCTTCCCATGTGGATGCGCCCTGATTTATGCCATGCTATAACAACTTTTAAAATTCAAGATGGTATTGAATACTATGAAGTTTTGGAAGCCGGTAAACAATTAGATTCTGCCGTTTTGTCTTGGTTTGTTATGTGGGCTTTGAATAACAAATACAACTTAATGTATGAAGTGCAAGGCGGCAAAAACAGGATTGGTTCGCAAGAATTTTTAGCGATACCTTTTTAACTATGTATGCGCTGGCTTCTCCTGTTACTGTTGTTGGGGCTAGTTGGAGCCGTAGCCAAGAATGGCTGTCATGTGCGCGAGTTCTATGGAATTGGCTACACAATTCACGATCCAACGCTGCGGCACAGAGAGATGATGGCATGGCTGAATCAGAACGCAGAGCATTGCAAGTCAACGGAATACATAGTCATCTGGAACAATCTGGCAGAGTGGGCGGGTGCTTCCGACTCCACGCAGCTTAGAAGCTTGGTAATACACGGGTATAAAGAGGCGCTTGAACGTGAAAAGAAATGATCGAGTCAATCAAATTATTTCCGACTGTTCAGCCGTCTGGGTATCCAGACAAGCGCGATCTTGCCCAAGCCAAGCTGGAGAAACAGCACGAAGCAAACAGGATTGTCGAGTTAGCCAAGCGCAAGCAGACCGAGATTCAAGATGTAGGGTTTGAGATTTACTGCAAGAAGGTAGTTCAAGAGCGCCTGCGTATGGAGATATTTCAGAACCGCAAGTTGGACATATATGTATGAACGAAAATCCGGACGTAGTAGGTAGATTGACCTATTCTGTAACCCTAATGGTGGCTGCCACTCTTTGCCTATCTGTGCTGGGCATGGTGGTTGCATTCCTGCTTGGTCTATGGGCCAAGGAAGTGGACAACGCAGAAATCTTCAGTATGCTCCACCCAGCTTTTCAAACCATCATTGGCGGCTTCATTGGCCTCTTAGCGGGGGTCAAGCTCTCGCACGGCGACAGCCACCACAAATGTAAACACTGCGGAGAATAACCATGTTTGAAATCCTTTCTGGGGGCTTGCTTGGCTCCATCTTTGGCGGCTTGTTCCGCATGGCCCCTGAAGTCCTGAAGTTCTTTGACAAGAAGAATGAGCGTGAGCACGAGCTTGCCATGTTTGGCCGTCAGTGTGAGTTGGAGCAGATGCGCGGTCAGCAGAAGTTGGCTGAGATTGGCGCACAGCGGGAAGCCGCCGTTGACGTTGGAGTCATGGATGCCTTTAACTCTGCAATCCAGCAACAGGCTGAAATGGTTAAAGCCGCAGGCGGTTGGGTAGCTAGTCTGTCCGCTTCTGTCCGTCCTGTAGTCACATATTGGGTGCTGTTTGTCTGGTCATTCATCCATGTATGGTTTGCATGGAACGCATGGTTGGCTGGTGCGCCAGCCGTAGAAGTGTTCAAAACCATGATGACTCCTGACTTTTCAGCCCTGCTGTCTGGAACGATTAACTATTGGTTCCTCGATAGAACTCTCAAGCAACGCGGGCTATGAACCTTGAAATAGCGTCTGCCCTGTGCCGTCAGTTTGAGGGTTTTAAATCCAAGCCGTACTTGTGTCCGGCTGGCGTTCCCACGATTGGCTACGGCTCAACCTACTACGCAGATGGCCGCAAGGTAACTTTGCAAGACGCTCCAATGGATGAACCCACGGCTAGAGCGCTTTTGATGATTGAGCTTGAGCATACGTACCTACCCGGTGTTTTGCGTAACTGCCCCGGTTTAATTACAGACGTGCGCAAGTGCAATGCCATCGTAGATTTTGCCTATAATTTGGGCACAGGACGCTTGCAAACCTCGACGTTAAAGAGGAAAATCAACGCCAATGATTGGGAAGGCGCAAAAGAACAACTGATGCTCTGGACTAAAGGTGGCGGCAAGGTATTGCCGGGCTTGTTAAAACGCCGCACGGCTGAGTGCGCCTTACTGGATTGACCGATGCCATTACAAAAAGTTCTGTTTAAGCCGGGCGTCAACCGGGAGAACACTAGGTATACGACCGAAGGCGGTTGGTACGAGTGCGACAAGATTCGTTTTCGCCAAGGTACGCCAGAGGTTATCGGTGGCTGGCAACAGATTTCCGGGTACACGTACAGTGGCGTATGTCGCTCTTTATGGAATTGGACGACACTAGCAGGCGCTAACTATGTCGGCGTAGGCACAAACGTTAAGTTCTATATTGAACAGGGTGGTGCGTACTATGACATTACCCCTATTGCCTCCACCGTAACGCTGGGCGCAAATCCGTTTGCTACAAATGGCACAACTACAGTCACGGTCACTGCTTCCACAACAAGTCTGACTGCTGGTACTTACGTTACATTTTCCGGCGCTACGGGTACGTACGCTTCTACGTTCAATGCGGAATACCAAATTGTTTCTGTAGGCGGTAGCTCATTTACTATCACTGTGCCGACAGCATTGTCTGGTGGCCCTTATGGTGGCTCGGCTGTTGTAGCTGCTTACCAAGTTAGTGCTGGCCCTGCAACTCCTGTTCCACTTCTTGGTTGGGGTGCTGGTTCTTGGGGTCAAACAGGTACGACTTGGGGTAACGGCGGAACAACCACATCATCTTTGCGTCTGTGGAATCAAATAAACTACGGCCAAGATTTAGTTTATGGCCCACGTGGTGGAGCGCTTTACTATTGGACTGCGGCTAACGGCGTAAGCACTCGCGGTGTTTTGCTTAGTTCTTTGGGCGGTACGGTTACATTTACTAGCGCATCCCCAACGGTTGTTACGTCTACGGTTGCCTACACAGAAGGTGCGGCGCTTCAGTTCTCTGGGGGTTCATTACCTACCGGTGTTACAGCAGATACTACATACATTGTGTACGAAGTAGTTGGACTGACGTTTAAATTGCTGACTACAGCAGGCGCTGCGGTTAACACTTCAACCACTGGCTCGGGCGCAGTATCTAACATTGTTGACTGCCCCGTTGTTCAAAACAACTTGACTGTGTCTGACTCATCGCGTTTTGTAATGGTGTTTGGCACAAACGATTATGGTTCAGCCACGCTTGACCCTATGCTGATCCGCTGGTCTGGGCAAAATGACCCCTACAACTGGACACCAGACCCCACCAATCAGGCAGGGTTTACCCGACTCTCCCACGGCTCACAGATTGTTACGACAGTTCAGACCCGTCAAGAGATTGTGGTGTTTACAGACTCAAGCGTCTACTCTTTGCAATACCTTGGCCCTCCTTACGTATGGGCTCCACAACTCCTTGGCGACAATATTTCTATCATGAGCCCTAACTCGGCTGTGATTGCTTCTGGTGTTGTGTACTGGATGGGTGTAGATAAGTTCTATGCGTATGACGGTCGCATCAATACACTTAACTGTGACTTGCGCCGCTACGTGTTCCAAGATTTAAACCAAGAACAAGCACTACAAGTTTTTTCAGGCACCAATGAAGGCTTTAACGAGGTCTGGTGGTTCTACTGCTCTGCCAACAGTACAGCGATTGATAAGTATGTCGTGTACAACTACCTTGAAAAAGTTTGGTACTACGGCACGATGAGCCGCACAGCTTGGCTTGACTCTGGTTTACAAGCATTCCCTATTGCCGCACCTTACAATAGCACCACTGCCACAGGCAATCTGGTCTTCCATGAGGACGGAAACAATGACAACGCAACAGGTACTGAGGCTCCGATCAATGCTTATATTAGTTCGTCTGAGTTTGATATTGGCGATGGCCATAACTTTGGCTTCATCTGGCGTGTCTTGCCGGACTTAACTTTTTCTGACTCTACCAACGCTCCTAATGGTGATGTACCAAAAGTCACCATGACTCTGTACGGTTTGGCAAACTCCGGCTCTGGCAGAACAAGTAGCGCAAGTCAACCGGTATATAGCAGTAGTACATACGATATTACCGAAGAGTTTACGGGGCAGATTTACACACGTATGCGTGGTCGCCAGATGATCTTTAAGATTGAGTCAAACCAACTCAACACGGCTTGGCAGCTTGGCGCTCCACGTATTGATATTAGACCGGATGGTAGGCGCTAATGGCTGGTGGTCGCATTATCAATCCCGCAGTTCCCAGCTTACCGCTGGGGACAAAAGAGTACGACCAACGGTATCAGGATCAGTTTACTAACGTCTTGCGTTTGTACTTTAACCAACTACGCAACGCTTTAAATGAGTTATTTGGCGGTGCTGGCGGTAAATATGTGGCGTTCCCTTATGGGGCGTTTTCAGACTTTACATCCCAAACAACTACAGTCAACACTGCTACGTTGATGGCGTTAAACACGACGGATTTTTCAAACACGGTATCGTTGCAAACAGGGTCAAAAATAACGGTGGAAAACGCCGGTATATACAACTTGCAGTTTAGCGCACAGCTACAAAACTTGGACAATGCACCGCAGGATGTGTTTATCTGGTTGAAGCAAAACGGCACAGACATTGTTGGCTCTACGGGGAAAGTGGGTATGCCTGCTAGGAAAAGTGCTGGTGTTCCGTTCCACGACATTAAAGGCTGGAACTATTTTCTATCCATGAACGCAGGTGACTACGTCCAGATTTACTGGTCTACAACCAATGCGGCTGTAACCATAGAAACTTATGCGGCTTCTGGCACCCCTACAAAACCTTCAACTGCTTCTGTCGTAGCTACACTTTCATTTGTGTCCGCGCTTCCATCATGATATTATCAAACAACCCCCATTTTGAGAGGCAACTATGAGCCTTGCTGTACTAGCCGACCACATGGCATCCAAGGGTCGCGGCGGCGATTCGATGCTTATCCACATGTCCCCACGTGAAGTGCAGGGGCTACAAGCTTTGGCCATGAAACATGGCGGCTCACTGACTATCAATCCTGATACGGGTTTACCCGAAGCTGGCTTCTTAGATAAGTTGCTCCCAGCTATTATTGGTGTGGGTTTATCTATGGCAGGTGTGCCACCTAATGTTGCCGCAATGCTAGTTGGTGGTGCTCAAACTATTCGTACAGGCGATATTGGTAAGGGTATTTCTGCAGGTCTAGGTGCTTACGGTGGTGCTGGTCTAGGCGCAGGTATGAGCGCGGCTGGCGCAAGTTCTATTGGTGGTCAAGGTGCAGGACTTGCTGGAGACATGGCATTTAACTTAGCAGACGCAGGTAGTTCTTTTAGTAATGCCTTACCCGGTGGAGAGACCGGTATTCTAAATAGCTCTGCTCTTAGCGATGAAACAGTCAAAGGAATCCAACAGCAAGCTGCTAATAGAGTAGCGGAAACGTCACCGTTTGATAAAATAGCTAAAGGTTTTGACGCAGTTAAAGCTAACCCAATGGGATACGCTAACGCAGATAACTTTAAATATATGGCTGCAGCAGCTGCTCCTATTCTGGCAGACCAAGCAGTTAAATCTAATTTGCCGACGACTACAACAAAACCCGGCATGATTCGCCCATATTCTTACGACCCATACAGCGGTACATACACTGCGGGTAATCCCTATGAAGCGCAAGTAAAGAAAGCCGCTGATGGCGGTGTCATGGGTTTTGATGAGAGCGCCAACTCTCCTATGTCTCAGCGTAACTTAGACGGCATGCAAAACACAGGTGGTATGTTTAACTATGCCCATGATGGCGGCGGCGTTATGAAGATGGCTGAAGGCGGTATTGCTGGATACGCTATTGGTGGAGATACCAAAGCAGCAATTGATGCTGCTTATGCCGCAGGGGATTACAGTAAAGTCAACGAACTTGCTCAAGCCAATAAAATTACTGCGGCTGATGTAGCCGACACGTACAAAGGTTTTGATACCTCTGGCTTGGCTGGTTTAGGCATTAATTTATTTACGCCTCCCGCACAACAAGCAGCACCAGTAGCTCAAGCTGCCGCAGCCCCAGCGTACACAAGCTATACACCAGAACAAATTGGTCAGTGGTTTGCAGACAATAAAGGCGCTACAAACGAACAAGTACAAACAGCAATTCGAGATACTAAGGTAGACCCCAACGCAGTCAACCAATATATTGCTAGTTTAGATAACCCTTTCCGTGGCTCAACAGAAACTGACCGTGGTTCTGGCACGCTTGGGATTTACAATCAAATGATAGCGCGGGGGATTGATCCCAACGAGTTGTACGCAGCTAACTTAGCTATTGATCCTAAGTACGCTGGCTGGACTAAGGACATGATTCAGCAAGGATACAACTTAGATAAAGGCATGTACGCATTATCTGACGCAAAGAAAGGCACTGTAACAGACACCGACTGGGCTAAGTTAATGGTTGGCAACGGTACTTGGGATAAGCCTCAGTACGATCCTAATGCAATGGCGCAGGCCACAGGGCTTTCTATTGCCGAAGTGCGTGCCCGTTTTGAATTGGAAAAGCTCAAAGCAAACCCAACTATTAAAACTGTTACAAACACAGTTACAGGTACAGGTGGTGCGGGTGCAACTATCCCCACATACACAAGAGACGGCACAGGTACAGGTGGTAGCTTAGAAACTGTTACTGGCTTGCCTCCCGGCGTAAGTGGTGCAGGTATCACGACTGTTAACCCTAACGGCACAATCACAACTCGTCCAAATATCCCCGGCATCCCTGTCGGCGGGTTCACGGGTATGACTGATGTGCGCAACGCGTACACAACTGGCGGTGGAAGTCTTGGTTACACACCTTACGTACCAACAAGCATCGAAGATTTCAATGCTAAATACAACAAGTTAACCGGTGGATCTAAGCAATCGTACGATTACTTGACTGGTAAGACACCCTACTCACCTACACCGTACACCCCCACTGGCGAAGTGATGAAGCCTTATGCCGAGTCGGTATTGGGCATGCCTGCAAACGTGTCTAAGAAAATGTACTTGTTTGATCCTGTAACTAAGCAGTACAAAATCAATCCTGACTACGCTATCCCAACGTACGACGCTAAAGGTAATAAAGTCTATAACGTCACTAATAAAGACGTCATTGCTCAGATGGCAACTAAACCATCCGCTTCTGATTTCTACACATGGGCTAAGACAAACAACTTGTCAGTTGAGCAGATTGCTGCGGCTACAGGCATGCCAATTACTGAGATACAAAAGTTGTTCTCTGGCGGTGCTCCAGCAGATACAAGCACAGCAGGGACTACCGGTAATGCTTCCTCAGAAAGTTCTTCTGGTACAGGCGGTCAAGCCGAAGGCGGTCTAGCTGCTTTAACTATGGCTCGTGGTGGTGCTACGCATCAACCATTCTTCTCAAAGTCAACTGGTAAATTTACTTCACGTGCCCCACAGGTCTATGCAGATGGCGGTGCTGCTCAGTTTAATCTTGGCGGTTACTCTGATGGTGGTCGCTTATTAAAAGGCCCCGGTGATGGTGTGTCTGATTCCATCCCTGCAACGATTGGTAACAAACAACCCGCACGACTTGCCGACGGTGAATTTGTAGTACCTGCACGCATTGTGTCTGAGTTGGGCAATGGCTCAACAGAAGCTGGCGCACGTAAGCTCTATGCAATGATGGACAGAGTTCAAGCCGCCCGTAAAGGTTCTATCGGTAAAGGCAAAGTGGCTAACAACAGCCGTGCCGACAAATATCTTCCCGCGTAAGGAAAAAATATGGCTACAACTCCAACCTCAGTAACGGAATACCAAACGGGCTTTGCGCCCCAGATTGCACCCTACGCAGAAACTTTACTAGGGCAAGCGCAAGCGCTGACTGATACTTCGGCTAACCCTTACATGCAGTACCAAGGGGAGCGTAATGCTCAGTTCTCCCCGCTTCAGCAGCAGTCGTACGAAAACGCTGCATTAATGCAGACCTCACCGCAACTGAAAGATGCAACGTCTATGGCAGGCGAGGCTGGTCTCGGTGCGTTGAACACAAGCTTTACGTACAACCCATATTCAGCAGACAAGTTCACCGGGGCAAATGTAAGCCAGTACATGTCTCCGTACATGAACGAAGTTGTTAGTCGCCAACAAGCCGATGCCCAACGTCAAGCTGATATTGCAGCTCAAGGCCAAGGCGCTCAAGCTGCCCGTGCAGGTGCTTTTGGTGGCAGCGGTGATTACATTATGCGTGCGCAAGCAGCCGGTAACTTAGCTCGTCAAAAGGGTGATATTGCAGCTACTGGGGCACAGAATGCTTTTCAAAATGCCCAGCAGCAATTCAATCAATCCCAAGCTCAGAACTTAGCTGGCGCACAATTAAACGCACAGCAAGGTCAGTTTGGTGCGGGTCTTGGTCTTCAGGGTTTACAAACAGCATTGACTAGCGCAAATACACTAGGTCAGTTGGGTCAAAATCAGTACCAACAAAACATGGGTGTTAACGCACTGCAGAATCAATACGGCTTGCAACAACAAGCGCAGATACAAAAAGACCTTGATACTAAATACGGTGATTTCCAAAATTACCAAAACTACCCATACAAACAACTCGGCTTCATGTCCGACATTATTCGTGGCGTACCATTAACTCAGACTGGCTCCTCTGTATATCAAGCCCCTCCTTCTACAGCACAAACAGTTGCTTCGTTAGGTCTTGGCGCGGCTGGTGTTAGTAAACTTTGGGGCGGTGCAAATGGTGGTTTAGCTCAAGCTATGGCTGAAGGCGGTATGGCTTACTCTAATGGCGGTGGCATCGGCGCACTTGCTTTGAATCATTTGGTCTAAGGAATAATCATGATCGACATGGCATCTGTCTACGCCGAGCGGTTTAAAAGTAACCCCAATGCGCTTCGTGCGGCAGTGATGGGTCAAAGCCCTGATCCTAAGTTGGATCCATACACGGCACTGAATGCGCTAAAGTTAGTTAAATAATCTCAAATGGCGGCTATGGCGGGTCAGGCACAGCAACCAACTTCTGCTCCCTCTATCCTCGCTCAAAATTTAGCTCCCCCCGCACCCCCACAAGGTTTGGCTGGGATGATTCCTATGGGTGCACCCGCAGGTCAGATGCCACAAGGTATGCCGCAACGTGCTCCTCAAGCTCCCCCTATGCAAGCAGCCTCTGGTGGCTTGGCTAGTTTGCCAACTACCGATGAAGATTATTGTGGTGGTGGTATTGTTGCTTTTGATAACGGCGGTCTTACTTTGCCCCCCGGTACACCATATGATGAAGATGAAACGGGTACTTATGTAGATGATTTAACGGGTGACGGTGGCACAGACGACCAAAAAGCTTTAGCGTCTAGAAACGTTCAACAGTCACGTGCAGAACTTATGGGTATTGAAGACGAAGCTCTTAGCCGAAATGAAGATCAAGACATTAGGCAAAAGTACATGGACTTCGTTAATAAAAACGCTGGGCCAAATATCTATGATCCAGCTAACAAACGTCTTAAAGAACGGGAAGAAGCGCGGGGTAAGAATACAAGTCAAGGACAGGGTCTAGCTTTATTAGCCGCCGCTGGAGCTATTCTTGAAGGTAATAGTTTAGCCCGGGGCGCAGCAAAAGCGTTCCCTGTATTTGCGCAACAGATGGGCGAAGTAAAGCGTGCCGACCTAGCCGAACAACGATCTATCGAGAGCATGCAGTTCTCTTTAGCCGACGCCCAACGCAAAGAACGTATGGGTGATATTCGTGGTGCTCAGGCTGCGGCTGAAACTGCGCGTAAAGAAAAGGCTGATGCCAATAGGTTTAAATTAAACAAGGCTCAAGCTTTGGCTAAGCTAGACGCTGACGTATATAAAGCTGCTAATCGCGGTAACAAAGGCGCTGGCCCTAAATACCAAGAGCAAATCCTCCAAAACAATATAGACTACTTTAGATCAACGTTAAAACCAAAACCAAATGAAACTCCCGAAGCATTTGATGCACGAGTGCGCAAAACGGCTAGCGATGAAACAGCGACTAGACTTAAAACTTCGTTTTCTACTGGTGAAATTGGGGGCCTTAACGCTGCAACTAGACTTGCGCCTGTACAAGCGAATATTGATACTAAAGTTAATGAGGCGTTGCAGAAGTTTAAATCTACTGACTCAGCCGGTTCAGCGTACAGAGCAGCTCTTCGTAAGAAAGATACGGAAGGAGCCAATAGTCTTTTGCAAGCGGAAGAGAATAGACTACGCGGAGTTTTCCAAAAATCAGAGGCCGCTGCTGGTAACGCACCCGCACCTGCCGCCGCACCAAAACCAACTGCTACAAGTAAGGTAATATCTATGGCGGACATTGATGCTACTGTAGCGGCAAGCGGAAAATCAAAGCAAGAAGTTATGGACGCAATAAAGGCCAAAGGCTACACTGTCAAATAAAGAGGTAATCTATGGCCGGTCGTGATTTAAGCGCTGAGTTATTTCCCACACCGGCCCCCTCTCAACAGGGTCGGGATTTAAGCGCGGACTTGTTTGGTGAAACGTCATCCTTTGACGAGATTAAAAACGTTGGTAAGCGCGGCTTACTCCAAGCGGAAGGAACCCGAGAGGCTTTAAAATTTCAGTCTGGGGCAATTAGCGCTAAAGAATACGCCGAACGCATTAGTGCTTTAGACCGCCAACAAAAACAAATTAAACCTACCGGCGATGTAGCTGCGGGGTTAGAGCGCCTACAAGAAGCTAACGAAACTGGAAGTTATGGCGAAGTAGCAAAAGAAATTATTAAGCCAAAGAACTGGAAAGCCCTAGCTTCTCTAATTGGTGAGTCTGCTGTAGCCACATTACAAACTGTGCCTATTGTCGTAGGCGGAGGTCTTGCAGCCGGGCCCCCGGGTCTTGCAGTTGCCGCTGGTACAACTTCCTTTGCTACTGAGTTTGGCTCCGCAATTGGTGAGCTTTTAGAAAAGAAGAAAGTTGATACTTCAAACGTAGCAGCCGTACAAAAACTTTTAGAAGATCCCAAATTTATATCCGAAGCCCGTGAGTACGGATTGAAGCGAGGCATTCCCGTTGCCGCATTTGATGCACTGTCGGCTGGTTTTGCTGGTCGGTTTGTTAAGGCTCTTAAAACTGCGGGAACTGGTATAACTCGCAAAGCGGCGGTTACGGCTGGCGCAAAAGAAGCTGGTGTTCAGGTCGGCTCGGGCATGGCTGGCGAAGCTGGTGGGCAGTTGTTAACAGGTGAGAACAAACCCTTAGACGTTTTTGTTGAGGGTATGGCAGACCTTCCCGGCGGTGTTGCGGAGGTAGTCACAGGTGCGCGTAACCGTGGAGAGAAGGGCGCTAAAGGTAAGGACTTAAGCTCTGAGCTATTCGGCAAAGAAACTAAAGCTCCCGCAAAGACTGCCAAGGGTAAAGATTTAAGTTCTGAATTGTTTAAGGCAGCGCCTCCCCCTCCACCCGCTACGCAAACAACAGCAACAACACCTGAACAAGTGCGTGCCGAGCGGATTGCCGCACTCACTGAAACCAATTTACAACTAGGTATTCCCGTAGAGAATGCTGAGAATATTGCCACACGCAAAGTTGATGCAGAGTTAAAGGCCGAAGCCAAAGCCGCGTCTATCAAAGTACCTGAAGGTCGTGTTGAGCAGGTCACACAAGATTTAATTGCCGCTGGTGTTGACCCACAACAAGCGGTGATCGACGCACAAAGGTTAGTTCAAGAGGAGGTACAAGCAGATGAGCTTGCGCAGAACGAAACAAGAGGAGCAGCAAATGTTGTTGAACCTGTCAGTACTCCAAGTGGAGAAAGCGTTGATGTGGCTGGACAGCCCAGTGCAGAGCTCCCCGCCGGAGGAGTTGCTGAGCCTGTCACAAGTGGAGTGGTATCTACTAGACCGGATGTTGCAGGAGCTACTGTTGGAGAAGGAACACAGCAAACTACAGTAAACCAATTAGCCAGAGAAGAACAGGCAAAAGCAGGTTGGAATGAATCGTGGCCTTTTGCGCCTATTGATTTGGCAAATGCGGATTTTCGCCAGCTTATTCGTAACGATCCCAACATTACGCCGGAAGTAAAAAATCAAATTTTTGAATCGGGTAAAAAATTAGGTGTGGTGTCTCAAAATGAACCTGTTGTAGAAACACCCGCAGAAACAAAACCGCAGCCATTTACGTTAACTCGTGGCGCAGTTACGCCTGAAGCAGTCAAAGCGTTATCGGACGATCAGCTTAATGCAGAACTTACTAATACTAGTCTTAGGGATGCTGAGTACGACCTTGTAAAAACAGAAATAACCCAACGCCAAGAAGGAAACATAAGTGGCCCTGAAACCCCTGAAGCCATCAAAACAACGCAAGAAGGACAAGAAGCACCCCCAGCCGGAGCAGTAACTAAAGGTAGGGCCGGTCGGCCACCTGTCGTGCATAGGCACGTAGTTGTTAAAAACTCCGAAGGCAAGCATGAGCATGTTACAGACGGCGAAGTAACTGCAACATACGATACCCAAAAGCAAGCTACTGCGGCTGTTAATCTGGCTAAGGCGCAAGATAAAAACGATCCTGTAAAAGTTGCTAAGTTCCAAGCTGAGCTTGATAAGGCACTTGCCTCAAAAGGTAAAGGCCGACCTGCCGCTGAAAAGACAGAAGATGGTACTGTTGAGTTAAGCAAAGAGGAGCGAGAAGAACTTGCTGAACTTGAGTCGGCGCTTGAAAGGTACAACTCAACTACAGACGATAGCGCGGCTAGAAATTCAGCGCTATATATTAGCGACGCCGCAAATGATCCAAACGTACCAAAACCCGTACGTGAGCGTGCCAAGCAAATGCTTGAAGATGAAGTTGATCCCAAGGACATCCCAAAGATACTACGTTCTTCTGAAGCCAAGGTAGCCAAGCCTGATGCAGGGTTTAGCAATCTGACTACCGGCTCACAAGCAATTGCACAAATCATTAAGACTGGCAATCTGTTTCAGCGTTTTGTTGCGCAGCGCATCCGCAACTTTATGGTTGGTGTTAAGTTTGTGGTGGTTGAGAAGGGCGATACAACACCTGCCAATATTCTTGAAGAGTTAAAGGGTGCCCGTGGATTATTTGTTTATACGCCGGGCCTGAAAGAACGTACTGTATACGTGCGTGGTAGTAGCTTCGGAGACCAACAAGGCATAAATAACGTAACAGTGCTACACGAATTGTTGCACGCAGCAACAGCTAGTCGTATTGAAGCAGGTCTATTAAAAGGTTTTAGAAACGCTAGCTTGCAAAAATTCCTGCGTGAGATGGACGGCATCATGAAGCGTGCCGAACAAGAATACAAAGACTTGGCGTACCTTGATATGCTTGACGAAGATGTTAACGATCTGGTCGGCAAAACTTATAACCCTAAAACAGACGGCTATGACATATTTAAGAACCCCCACGAGTTCTTAGCTTACGGCATGTCTAGTCCCGCGTTCCAAAAGTTCTTGATGCGCGTGCAAGGTATGCGCAAAGAGCCAACCCTCTTCTCTACGTTTGTCAGTAGCATCCGTGACTTGTTTGGTATCAAGCAGGATCAAGCTACCGCGTTTTCTGATCTGGTCGACATTACCGACAAAATGCTTAGCACAAGGTTAACTGCGGTTGATACAGGAAGAACCTCGCTTCAGCAAAAGGGGTTCACCCCTCCGGAGTTCAATGAAGAAGCCGATAGTAAAGTACAGCGCTCCGCCCTCCAGCTTGCCAGAGACGCAAAGATTGCAAAAGAAAAAGTGCGCTTGTCTAGTGAAGGCGAGAAAGCTAAGAACGTTGAGCTGATGCAGTTGGCACGCGACCCAAAAGCAGTGCGCAATATATTGGCTAACGTGACTGGTGATTTAGGATACGCAAGACTTGAAGCCACTGTAAAACTTCCTACGTTTGACTTCTTGGCTAAGTGGGCCGCTGATGCGGGTATACCTGCGTTAGAAAAAGCTAACACTCAGTTGCAGCGCATGTTGGGTATGTCTCAGCAGTTCTTGGTTGGTGCTGAGCGGGTGATTGATTCTATGAATCGTGGGTTTAAAGAAGACCCTAGCCTTAGCCGTGATAAGTTTTCTAAGTTTGTGTATGCCACTACATTGGCAGAGATAGACCCGTCTGATACCAACACTCGCGTGCGTAGCAAAGAACTTGATGCCGACTACAAAGCACTTGGCCCTGTCGGTCAACGCATGTACAAGCAGTTGCGGGACTACTATGAGTCAATCATTGAGTTGTACTCTGACATATTAGACGAGCAGATAAATAACTTAAAAGGTTTGACGCTAGCAGAAAAGAAAAACCTGATGGCTGTCTTGCGTAAAACATTTGAAGCTACGTCACGGATCAAGCCTTTCTTCCCATTGGTACGCCGTGGTGATTTCTTCTTAGCCATTGGTTCTGGCGACAAGCGTCAGTTCTATTTGTTTGAGACCCGTGCAGAACGTAACGAAGCGGCTAAACAGATGGCGGCAGAGCGGGGCAAATCTTTAGCCGAGCTAATAGCAGATAAAGAGTTTGAGCAGGGTAACGACCTAAAAGAATTACGCGCCGCGACCCAGAACTCCAGCGAGATGCTTAAAAAAGTCTTTGAAGCAATTGATGCCAAAGACATGGGTTCGCCCGAGGCTAAAGAAGGTTTAAAAGATGCGGTTTACCAAATCTATTTGACCACTATGCCGGAGCAATCTTTCCGCAAACAGTTTACGCATCGTAAAGGTCGGGCTGGTTTTAGCACAGACCTGCAGCGTAATATTGCCACTACTGCTTCTAAGCAATCCATACAGTTAGCGCGTTTGAAGTATGCGCCGCAACTTCGCAACTCTATGTCTGAGGCGCGTAACTCTATTGCCGAGCGTGAAGAGTTGTCTCCGTTTGTGCAAGAAGCCGAGAAGCGTGTCAACATGGCGTTGTCTGGTGCTCATGGTTCACTGAGCGAATCTGTTGCTGGTATTGCAAACAAGGCGTCTTACTTCTGGTACTTGTCTTCTGCTGCGTCGGCTTTGATTCAGCCTTCTAGCGTATTCATTTCTGGCTTGCCTGTGCTTGCTGGTAACTACAACAACGCTTCTGGCGCTGGCTTAGAGCTTGCAAAGATGGCTACGTTGGTTAATCAGTACAGCATCTTCCGCCCCAATCCAGACGGCACAACTTCTATCTCTGCGCCAAGTATTGCTAACAACAAGACTCTACCTGCTGACGAACGCAAGGCAATCAGCGAGATGACTTCACGCGGTGTGTCTGAGTCAACCTATGCCTCTTTGGTGTGGGGCTACAAGAGCATGTCCACTGAACAGTTTGAAGGTGTCCTAGGTAAAGGTAAGCGCCTTGCAAATTTGATGGTCGGCTCTCTGATGCACAACAGTGAGCGTTTAAGCCGTGAGGCCGTCTACCTAGCTGCGTATCGGTTGGGTAAGAAGCAAGGGCTTGATTATAACGCGGCTGTTCAAAAAGCAGTTGACTCTACTAACGAAGCACTTGGTAACTATGACGTTACAAACCGACCACGGTTTATGCAACAAGGTATCGGTAAGATTGCATTCCAATTTAAGACGTATCCATTGCAGATGTCTCTGCTGATGCTGACTAACTTTAAGAAGATGCTCCCCTTCCTAAATAAAGAAGGTAAGAAAGAAGCAGCTACTAAGATGTTCGGCATGATGGGCACATCCTTCATCCTTGCGGGTGCGGCAAACATGGCCTTGATTAATCCCATACTGGGACTTGCTGGATGGGCTTGGAGTCAGTTGAGTTTGGATGATGACTGGCCTGAAGAACTTAAAGATATTAGTTTCCCAACTTGGTTCTTTGAAGTATTCCTTCCTGAGAACTTAGGTGACGTTAAGCTTGGTGGCGTACCTGTAAGCGATCTGATTACCCGGGGCCCATTGAATGCAATTACTGGGGAAGATATTGGTTCCCGTATTGGATTGGCTGATCTGTGGGGTCGAGATAGTAAAGAGACTAAGACTTCTCGTGATAGCGCAATTGCTTTTATGTTGGATCATTTTGGTGGCCCAACTGCAAGTATGGGCTTAGGTTTTGCCGACGCTTACGATGCTTACGCAATGGGTGACTATCAAAAGATGATGGAGCGCATGCTCCCTGCTGTGGCTCGTAACCTTGTGGTTGCTAACAAATACGCAGATGAAGGTATGAAGACTGGTCGCGGTGTCGAGTTAGTTAATAAAGATGATGTAAAAATGGGTGAGATAATTGGGCAAGCCATTGGTTTCCGTCCCGACATCCTTGCGGCAACTCAAGGCCCAGCGTTCAAGTACTCGGGTATCGATCAAAGTATCTTAAACAAAAAGAATTTAATATTAAACAAACTTGATTTTCAATTACGCAAAGATACGGATGAAGGCGATAGAAAATACAACGAGATTTTAGAAAACGAAGTAGCCAAGTTTAGAATTAAACATCCGTCGTATGGATTGGATGACGACTCAATTCACAATTCGCTTATGAAGAAAGCTGAACAACGCGCAAGCTCTCGTGCGGGTGTAACTATGAACGAAAAGAATATTCCTATTATTGAAGAAGGTGTCAGCAATTTGGAAAGTCGTTTAGATAGACGAGCCGAAGAGATGGCGGCTAAACGTAAGGCCGAAAAAAATCCCCGGTGATTAGCCGGGGATAAGAGGAGAGTGAAAAACTCAACCAAGGACTTCATGACAGTGGTTTCAGTGTAGCCTAAACTCGCCACACTCGCAAACCTTTTACGCCTTCTTCTATAACTACTTTCGTAACCACAGATATTTTTAACCGCCTACAGATTGTTGTGATTGTTTCCCGGGCGGCTTTCTCGTCAATGCAGAGTACAAAGAAAGAATAACCGCGCCGGAATTTAGACCAGTCAATCTGATACGTCACCGTCTCGATTTTCATCTTTAGCTACGAAGGCGTCCATCTGTAAGAACTCGGCGGCAGATGCGTCAAACTTCAGCACCCGTACTGCGGGGGATACAACCTTCATGCCCTTGGACATTCGCTTGTTCACACCCTCTAAATAGATTTTGGCGTTACCTAATTCTTTCAAGGTGGTCTTGTAGTTGATTTGTTGTTTCACGCAAAAATCTTTAAATTGCTTGGCCGCAATGAAGAGTTCTTTGGTATCTGGCTCGTAGCGTATGAGCAGCTCTCCACGGGGCTCGAGCATGGGCATGGACTGCAGGTTACTACGTGCATCAACCTCACCATTTACAACTAAAGCATTAATAATGTGGGCGTTAACAAACTCACCAAGGATCGTCACGGGCGTAGAGTTCGGTGCTTGAATTTCAAACCGCATCTCACCTAACATGCCTTTGAGCCAGTCGTATACCGCCTTCATGTCGTAGTTGTGCAGTTCCAGTTGGGACGCAATCAAACCACCAGCTATGTTGCACGCTGACACACCTGACCAGAAACGCTCCTTCTGATTAAACTGTACTTCCCTATCAAGCCGAGCCTGAATCTTGCGCACCAAAGCTATTGCTTCTTCCAAGTTATTGACAAGCCACTGAATGTAGATTTCACCGGCATGCCCAAAGTTCTCGCGCAGTTGGTGGTCAAACATCTGCTTACCCTCTTGCACCTCAATAATGCCGTTGGGTTCAATCTTGTACTCAAGCAGACGCATGGACTCGCCATCGGGCGTATTCTTTGCCACACCTAGCTTTTCATAGAAGCTGGCGTTTGCCGAGCACAAAGTCATGCCCTGCCAGCTAGTGTTGTTAACACGCAAAGTATTGGTCTGCCCATTCATTTTGTTTTTGCCTCGGCCTTGGCTGATGCTGTACGCCAAGTCAGAGAACTCCATGCCACTAAGGTTGGTGATCTCGTCGATCGTATTAGGCAAGTTGTTCATTACGCCTAGCTGGTGCATCTTTGCGTTGAACGTATCCTTGTACATAGAAGTCAACCCTTTGGGTTCACCATACACACTGTTGCACATAAACAAGGCAGTCGATTTACCTGAACCAGACTCAGGGTGAATCACGTTAATGATCGCGCCTTCAAGACCTGTAAATTTCAACAGTGGTGAGCCAAATGCCGTGAGTGCGGCAAACGCATGGGGTTCAAGCCCCGGTCTAGCGTACATGTTGAACGCTTCTTTCCACTTCTCCATCGTGCCCTTGACTACTAGTTTTGCGGCAATATCTTTTGTAACGCTTGACGGCGGGCTATAAAACACTCCGTCTTTTGTGATTTCACGATCACCAAGGATGAACTTGCTGTTCCCCTCTACCCAACCAAACTGAGTTCTCATGGTCTCTGCCTTTTTAATGTATTGCAAATTTTTTATAAAGAAAACAACATACCTTGCAAGCAATTCGTACTGTGACTTATGGGCTACAACTCCGTTGTGTGCCAACTGTTTGCGCAACTCATCAGGTGAAGAGATACCCATCGTGGGGATGCTGAACTCTCTGACACCATCGTGCGGTAAGTGCAAACGAAACAAAGCTATCTCACCAAGCTCGGGATCGCGCATGCGCTTGACTACATATAAGTCATGCTCATAAACAAGTTTCGGCTCGGCCTCGTCATCTTCGCTTTCGGGGCGAATGTAGACACCGCCCTTCTTGCCACGGAAAAACGGAAATGGATACTCTGGTATGTGCTGTATCTCTACCTCACCGTCTGAATCTTCGACGGCATATTCGTTATCTTCTGCTTCGGCTTGTTCAATTTCAACACCGAGCATGATGGGCGATTTAATTTTGCCTCTATGGATGCAACCCTCGCAACCTTGCGGATTGAGTTTTGCAAATGTCGCGCAGTGATGTGGGCCACCTTTGCTACGTAGGTTGTTAACTTTATTGTCAACTTCTACGGCATCGTAACCCTCATGCTGATTCGACAGTTTATGTGCGGCCTTGTCTCCATCTACGCAAAAAGCTGCAATAGAAAGAGCGGATCTCCACAATGGTTCTTCAATGTCGTTTTGGTTTTCAAAGCAGTGATTAAGTTGGGCGCACCCACCTTTACCCTTCATCATGATCGTCTTGAACCGCTTGATCTTGTTACCCATGAGTGCTTCCATCATCGGGCTCATTGAGCGCGGAATGAAATCAGGTACATCGTCTTTTGGTTCAGGCGCACCAAGCAAGTCTTTAACTTCTTGGTATGTCATGCGAGGCGTCAGTTCATTTAGTACTGTTACCTCTTTGGGCTCTTCCTGCTTGAAATTGAATGTGCCGGGGATACGCAGGATGCGTGAAGCCTCAAAGACTGAGGAGTCCACAATCAACCCTTGCTCAACGCACAACTCACGAAGCCGATTGGCTAGTGGCTCCCACTCTCGGCGAGACACTGTTTCTTCTAGTAGCCAGTACGCATGTATGCCGTAACCAGAAC